CATTGTAGATTTGTTTAAGTTCTTCTGTATAAGTAGGTGAAGGAGAAGGGGGAGTATAGACAGCCCCATAATAATCGTCATATGTATATGCTAGAGGGGATGGAGGTGGAGGTGGAGGTGGAGGTGCAAGATATGCATCGACTACGTCTTGGCTGTACCCCGTCGCCTGCGAAATTCGCGCATTACTGACCCCATATTGTTCTGCTGCTGCATTAATTGTTGCTGCTTTCTCGGCGTCCGAACCACCCCCTGCCAGCACTGCGTCTATATACGCTTTAATATCCACATCAGTTACAAATTCTGGCAATCCTGTCTGTGGATTCTCGTTTCCTGAACCGCCAAGAAGCTGCAAAATACTTGCTTCGCGCGGAGTAATGTGCGCAAGTATGGTATCGCCGTAGCGTCCGGCTTTACGTACCTCTTCAGCGTATTTTTTGAGCGGACTCATCTTTACCTTCCGTTCATGGCGCCTATTATTTCACCGCCGTGCTTACAACGTTAACTAATTCCGTAGCCCAGTCATCCCAATTCTCAAACACATAGGGACTAGGTACCGCGTCTTTGACGAACAAATCGATCCCAGCGAATCCTGCGGCCCAAGATTTCCAATTGTCTTCACTCCCTGGAATCTCGAGCTGCTGTGCACCATATGCCTCGACCATGAGCGAAGCCCAAGAGTCCCAAGTGTGGTAGCGGGGGTCGTAGACTAGCGCCATTATGAATAACCTCGAACGTCGCCGAGATCCGCACTTAACAGCAGTTTTCCAAGCTGGTAATCACCACCGGCGACGTTTGACACGAACTGCAGTCGTAACTCTCGACGCTGCTCACGCAAGTCGATTTTAGTGGTAGAAGAATCGAAAGTGTACGGTCCGGTGGTATCGTCTGACCCCTGCGCATAAGATCGGCCCTTAACGTACATTTGCATCTCGCCGGAGAGAATAAAATCAGGTTCTACGCGCTCCAGGTGTAGCCAATTATTCTGGCCGGTCGGTGCTGGTTCCGAAGGACCACCCGAGACCCAGCCGAGGTCGTTAGTCTCGAAATAAGATTCGATCGCAAGCACCGAAGCGCCATCAACGGCGTCGGTCCCGTATTCGTGCTGCCACATGGTGACGTAATTCCCGATCGTAGCGACGGTGAGCACCAGTCCAGCACCGGCGGGGATAGAAGCGGATAGTACGTCCCCGATTGTATATCCTTGCCCTGGATTGTAGATGATAGCCGAGGTAATAATACCACCGGCGACGATAATGTTCGCGGTAGCGCCAGTTCCGGTGCCGCCCGTCAAGGCTCGATTATTGTAAGTTCCATTCGTGTATCCAGATCCCGCGTTAGTAATCGTTAGACTCTCGATACCATTGGCCGAGGTGATTTCGCTCCCAGCTTCGATTGGTCGAGCAAACACTTGCGAAAAATAACCAGCGGATCTTCGTGCTCCGACTGCTGTACCCACGTCGTACCAACAGTTTTCACGAATATTGTAGATCACCGCATCGTTGCATTCAGACTCGGAGGATCCATTCGGGAAGAACCACCAGACCTCACCGAAACGGGGAACCTTAGTAACCCAGACTTTCTCACGATAGGTGTAATTCAGATTATCGAAGAAGTAGTTCTGATTGAACGGATTCGGAATCTCTTTCACCACGCCATTGTACAGCAGAAATCGATCGACGCCGCACCAATAGTAAATACCGTCGTATTCAATGACGCATTGCGAAGACATGATCGAAGACTGGGTCGAAATGATATCGTAGCGCCAGTATTGTGTGATCGTCGTCGCCCCTGCGGTGATCGAGGTCGGAGCGTAACTGACTCGAACCAAAGAATCCAGCGACCAAAAGAGTCCTGATGGTGAATTTGAACCGCCTCGAACCGGTAGTCCTTGAACGATTTTACCAGTGGCGACGTTCACCTCGTTCGCGTCAGCGGTGACCCAGTCCTGGAAGTTCCCACTCGAACAATTGCGTATTAAACCATTATTACCGTAGACGAACACATAAGGGTGTAACACTACCACGCCACCCGAGACACTGACGTTGTTGTCGAAGGTAAGCGTCGCTGTGCCGGTAGTTAAAGCATTCGTCGAAAATGTAACAGTCGTGCTTACAACGCTAACAACCGTAGTACCCGCAGCGAAATTAGTAGTTGGCCCCACGGTTTGGCCTGCACCTATCAACGGGTTTGCAGCTGCTATTGTACCCGTGTTTGAGCCGGTGGTAAGAGTTACTGAGTCGGTAAACGTTCCGATCTTCCCAAGTGTGGACCCCGTGATATCACCAGCCAGCACCGAGGTGTTCGCCGAGCTATTAATATCCGCGAGATTCTGTCCGGGATGTGCGAGAAGATAAGTGAGTCCGGAGCCCAGTGTGTCCGTGAAGGAGTCGAATTGCCAAAGGTTATTCGCGCTGGCCGTGAAATCGGTAAGTGTCATGTCGGACACCCCGGAGCCCACACCACTGTTATCTACTGGGGTCTTCTGGAGACCGCCCGAATAGCCAGTGAACACGTTATTCAGCAACCCTTGGGGGTTTACGAACATCCCACGCACTGGCCCACGAATCGCGCTTGTGATCTTTGAATATCCACCGATTTTTCTGGGTCTTCCGCGTTGAAATCGTACCCATCGACCATCGGTGTAATACAGCTTGTCGAAAAGCGTACCGTCCCGCTGAATCCCGGGCTTCGTATCTAAGGCGAAGACTTTAGAGGTCATTAAAATGCACCTCCGGCTAGACCCTCGGAAGTCAAAAGGAACTTATTCACTCCAGTTACCGTAATTGCCAATTGTCCTGCTGCAGGACGCCAAAGGCCGGTTCCGGTTTCAGAAGCGAACGATAACGACGGTGCAGTTACAATACCATCGACAAGCGTAACGATGGCCGAAGTAACTGAGGCCGAACTCGCAGTGTAAAAATTCGTACCATCGCAAATTACGGTGGCTCTTGTCCCTTGTGTCACCGTAGTGGTTGCACCCAATCCGGTGCTCAACGTCAGTGAAAACGAACCAGAAGTCTGATTGTTCACTACATAAAGGTTCACGACTGGTGGGTAAATCACCGTCGCATTGCTGGTAAGAGCCCCGGTGAAGGTCTGGATGTTATTTTGTGCTTCGTTCGAATTTAAGGTAGTTGTACCGCCAGGAGCTACAGATTTCACTAACGCGGTAAATGCGAATGAAGCACTAATACCATACCCAACTGTAATGTACGCGGTTCCGGTGCACACAATAAACGCGGATTCACCCGGGTTAAAGACTTTTGCCGACGCTCCATCAATCAGTTCCGCACCGGTGCTAGAAATCGTGAAGGTTCCGGTACCGTTGTTTTTGACCAACGCGAACCAATTGTCGCCCAGTGTAGCTGCGGCCGGAAGTGTATAAGTGCCTGCACCAGCTGACCAGAGTCGCGTTTGCGCCCGGTCGGCTGCAGAGAAAGTCCCACCTGTAGAAGCTGCGAGCACTGGGTGACTCTGGTTAAGTGTGGTAGTGATAGCGAGAAGCCCTTTACCCGCCAGCGCCGCCGCATCAGCACCCGAAGATCCGATCCCGAAAGCTATCACGCCCCAAGTCCCTGCAGCCGTGGAATTTGTGGTGACGTAAATGTACTGCGCCTGTCCAGCGGCGATGGAAACTATCGTATTCCCAGCATTATCAGCTACCGTAAAAGAACTAGCACCTAGGTTCCGTATCAGCGAGTCCGTGCCGTTCGACGTCGCGTTTGCGGCAGGCATTCGGAGAGTTAGTCCCGCCGTAGTCGGCAATACTTCCATAATCCTCGATGCATAACTACCGGTATTACTATTGGCCAGGGGCCATTCAAGCGTGGTGTTTGCCGAAAGCGTGAACGATCGATAGCTTACATCAGTAGGTTGAACGACGTCGCCGGTAAAAGGAGAGACGTAAGTAGGCATATCATGTGTCCACGGCTATGGCTTGACGATCGGCGATGCGCAGTTTATCTTCAGTCTTTAGTTCGGCGACGTATTTATCGTACATTGACTGCCAAGTCGGGATCCGAGGGTCATTCTTCAGAAATGGCATCGCTTGCAGGAGTGACCCGTAGAGCATAGCCTGGGGCGCGTATTCGGTAAACCAATTGGCTTGATTTGTGGAATCAAGCGGCACTGGGCGCTCATAGTAAAGCACCTCAAAGGCGTAGGCTGCAGCCGGAGTGGGTCCAAGGAACCAATGCGTGTAGTCATAGTCCGCGTAGTAGAGCGGCACGCCAGTCTCGGTGGGGTCGGGCCAATAGTTCCGTATGTACTCGTAGCGACGTTCAAGCACCGGTCGGCGTTCACCCGCTACAGTTACATTGATAGACACCGTTTTGCGCCACCTCGCGGGTTTAGCCACCACCGGGTCACTTGCAGTGAGGGTTGAGGTATCTACCGTAAGATTACCAAGAAATTTAATCTCTGCCGCCAGAATCTGTTCGGCCAGCATGATGAACGTCGGGATTTTATCAATAGTGGCTGTATCTGTGCGTTCCAAGTAGGATTGAACGTCTGCGGCGAGGCTAGTGTAAGTCATCGTTACTGCCATGATTTCACCTCATGAATGCAGCTTCGGCTGCGCGACGTCGAGTAAGACCCGGCAAGACTCTTCCGGCAGCTTTGTTCCATTTCTGGCACTCTTCGGCTGCACCGCCCCAATCCCCCGCATCAACGCGCTTTTTGAACGTGGAAACTCGAAAGTTCCCTAGGCCACAATTGTACACCCAACTCGTCACGGCAGCAATGCGTCTTGGTAAAGCAGTCTGGATCTTAGGCGAGAGCTTGGTGATACTCTGCACGAAATACTCAACATGATGATCTAGAGCCTCTTCGCACTGCTCCATCGTCCAGATGGTGCCGGGGTTGATGTCGGGACCCGTTGCACCCCAACCAATAGTCCATGGATGTCCACGAGTTCCTGGATCAGGATAAGCTGTTACACGCCCATCAGGCAGACGCTTTGCTAGCCCCTCAAACGGCTTGATTAGAATATCTTTGCAAAGCTTCTTAGCCTCGTTCATGACTTGTTGTACTTCTCAATGCTGCGACCGACAAACCAGAACGTCAACATCATGTTAAGCATGGCAAAATCATCTTCGTCATAACTCTTGGTCAACACCTCAGCCCAGTTAGCGTTGGTTTGAAATGCAATCGTCAGACCGGCTGCTTTAACAGCCACATACACGCCAAAAGCAATCCAAGTAAGGCCCGGACGGGTAATAGCAGTGATAAAAGACGCAAGCCACCCAGCTTCCTTAGCAGTGGTAGCCTGTTCCTTAAATGCCTCTTTAATCGTAT